CATGACCCCAGTTGCACGGACACGCCTTGGCACAACGCCGGGAAAGGACAACGCTGGCAAGTTCGGCGGCCTACTATATGGCGGTTCAAAAGGTTAAGCAGGACAAAGCGAGAGCAAAAAGGGTAATCGACTTTATAGAACTTCTCACCGTACCTTCAGGAGAGGGGCAAGGTAAGCCGTTCAAGCTCGACAAGTTTCAGAAGCGATTTATTAATGATGTCTATACACCGATAGAACTACGAAACAGGGCATGGCGAAGAAGGGTACGCCGTGCCGTTTTTTCACTTGCTCGAAAGAATGGCAAGACCGCTTTGATTGCAACCCTGGTACTGGCTCACCTTGCCGGGCCGGAACAAATAACCAACGGAGAGATATACAGTGCAGCAAATGACCGCGACCAAGCGGCGATTGTCTTTAAATTTGCGGCTCAGATAGTACGGGCGGAACCTGAATTAGAGCGAGTTATCAAGATTGTAGACTCTACAAAGACGATGGTTCACTACGGCAGCGGTTCTTTTTATCGTGCTGTCTCGGCAGAAGCAGGTACAAAACATGGTTTAAACCCCTCATTAGTTATCTATGACGAGCTTGGGCAGGCACGTAATCGTGCTTTGTATGACGTTTTCGATACTGCAATGGGGGCAAGAGAGGAACCTTTATTCATTACCATCTCTACTCAGTCGGCTGATCCTCAACATATTCTGTCAGTCCTGATTGATGACGGCTTACGAGGTAATGACCCAAGTACGGTAACGCATCTCTACTCCGTACCAGAAGAAGCTGATATATACGACGAGAAGAATTGGAAACTGGCAAATCCGGCACTCGGCACATTCCGAAGCCTTGAGGATATGCGGGTACAAGCATCAAGAGCCAAGCGGATGCCGTCATTTGAAGCGAGTTTCCGCAATCTTTACCTTAACCAAAGGATAGATGCACAGTCTCCACTCATACCACGGGCGGAATGGATGGCCTGCAAAAGTGACGAAGCCCGGTTAATACCAGGAGAGCAGGTCTTTCTAGCCCTTGACCTCTCCGCAACAACAGACTTGACATGCCTTGTGGCTGTCTCGGCTACCGAAGGAGACCGCTGTCAAGCATGGTTCTGGAAGCCTGAAGACACATTAAGACAGCATGACGACCGTGACCGCGTTCCTTACGTTCTCTGGAAGAATCAGGGCGTGATCGAAACCACACCGGGGCGTTCGGTTGATTATGGTTTTGTCGCTCAACGATTAGCTGAAGTCTGCTCTGAATATCAAGTAGTCGGCATGGCTTACGACCGCTGGCGCATTGACGGACTACTTAGGGAACTGGCAGCAATCGGCCTTGAGGCTTATGTCGAGGGTAAAGACCGGGAAATCATCGGCGCATTGAAGCTAGTACCGTGGGGGCAGGGCTTTAAAGACATGGCTCCGGCCATCGATGCTCTTGAAATCTCAGTGCTAGAACGCAAATTCAAGCATGACGGCAATCCCTGTCTGACCTGGTGCTTCTCAAATGCGATGGTAATTGCCGATCCCGCAGGCAACAGGAAGCTCGATAAGAGCAAAACACGCTTCAGGATAGACGGCGCGGTAGCCGCAGCAATGGCGATAGGTCTTAAATCTCGCAGTGAGGTAGGTATAAATGAAGATGACTTTAACGATTTCATCTGTAATCCGATAGGTAAACGATGAGTCTATCTTTCTGGGAAAATATGTGGAGTGAAATTCGCGGATGGGTATTCGGCGGCAGGCAAGGCTCCGGTATTCAGAATACCGGCCCCAGTGTCTACGCGGAGTCTGCGGCTGTCACTGTCACCGAAGAATCCGCCATGCAGGTATCGGCTGTCTGGGCGTGTATCCGGCTGATTTCCCAGACTGTAGCTAGTCTCCCTCTCAACGTCTATCGGATAACCCCGCAAGGCAGGGAGATTGTTACCGATCACTGGTTTGCTAGGCTCATGCAACGGCCTAATCAGTACCAGACACGCTATGAATTTTGGGAGCATCAAGTCGCTAACCTTGCTTTACATGGCAATCTATACGCAAAGAAGGGCGTACTGCTCGGACAGGTACGGTCTTTAATCCCTCTCAACCCTCTTCAGGTTGAAAGTAGATTAGTAAATGGCTCAGTCGTTCATATCTTTTCAATGGATGGACAGGTGCAGGCGTTCGCGGCTGATTCAATCTGGCATTCAAAAATGAATGGAGATTTGATTGTTGGCAAAAGCCCGTTAAGGTTCGGGCGTAATATTATCGGTGTTGCTCAAGCGGCGGAAGTCACAGTAACAAAAATATATAGTAACGGTGGCAAACCTTCGGGCGTTCTTGGTTTTGATAGACTGCTAACAAAAGAACAGCGCGACATCATCAGGGCCAACTTTTCAACGCTTACTACCGGCACAGATGAAAGATTGTTAGTGCTTGAGCAAGGGCAAACATTTACCCCTATCTCAATGAGTCCACAAGACATTGAACTGCTATCCTCAAGGCGTTTTCAGATTGAAGAAATATGCCGATGGTTCGGCGTTCCATCTGTTCTGGTCAATGACACTTTAGGTTCTACGACATGGGGCAGTGGGATTGAACAGATCGTCATGGGGTTTTATAAACTCAACCTCCGTCCGTATCTCGAAGCCATTGAAAACAGCATCGAAACAAACCTTTTCACCGCCGAAGACAGAAAGAACTTTAGCGTTGAGTTTGAGTTTGAAGGACTGTTGAGAACTGACCAGAAATCAAGGTATGAAGGTTACAGAACCGGAATTGCATCCGGTATGCTCAAGCCTAACGAAGCAAGGGCAATGGAGTGGCTACCGGCAGAACCGGGCGGAGATAAACTTTACATTCAAGGGGCTATGGTTCCTATCGAACTAGCAGGGCAGAAGCAGGCTGTTCAACAGCCGGGAGGGTTTAATGGACAAAATGCAGACGAAAAGCCTATCGCTTGATTGCGTAGAGATAAAATACTCGGATGAGATACCTGGCAGGTTTACCGGCTATGCCTCTGCTTTCAACGGCCTTGACAGTTACGGTGATACAGTAGTCCCTGGCGCGTTCAAGAAGACTATTAAAAAGCGCGAACGTCCTATCCTGATGAGATGGAACCACTACGGCCCGGTTATTGGCAAGTGGCTGAATATCACCGAAGACGAAAAAGGTCTGATGGTTGAAGGAGAATTAACCCTTGGGCATTCCGTAGCAGATGACGTTTACGCCTCTATGAAGCATGGCGCAATCAGCGGTATGTCAATCGGTTATATCCCTACCAAGACCGAAGACGTAACCGAAGATGGCAAGGTGATCCGCAAACTCAAAGAGATTGAACTAGTGGAGATTTCCATAGTCGAGCAACCGGCAGACCTGGGCGCAAAGATTGGCGACGTTAAGAGCCTAATCGACGAAGCCCTTACCCTAAAAGAAATAGAAAGAGTCCTGCGTGATGCAGGCGGCTTTTCACGGACTGATGCCACGGCACTTGTAAGCCGTATCAAGTCCATAGCTCGCAGTGAGTGCGACGCGGAGACATCCGTAACAAAAACTATTGCCGACCAAATCAAGCAAATATCAAACAGGATAAAAGGAGAATAATTATGGAGATTACCGCAGAAATCAAAGCCGCTCTTGACGGCCACAGCGCAGCTATTGACGCTGCAATCACGAAGTTTGAAGGGCAGGTTAAAGACGCTGGCACCGTCAGCATCGAGGCCAAAGCAGAAGTCAAAGCACTCTCGGAGAAGTTCGAAGCCGCATTGACTGAAATTGCACAGAAGATGGAAGTTGGCTTTGAGCGCAAAGATACCCCTCTCACTGCCGGACAGGAAGCTGTCAAGAGTGAAGCATTCAAGGCATTCGTTGAGGGTGGCAGTTCTGCTAAAGCCCGTATCGAAGTTAAGAACACCATCCTCTCTGACGCCACTACCGTACTTGCTACCCAGCGTCAAGGGATCGTACCGGGTTCTTTCCTCCCTCTCACTATTCGCCAGGTCATTCCCTCTATTCAGGTATCCGGCAACAGCATTGAAGGGCTAAAAGAAAACACCTGGACAAACAGCGCGGCTGAAGCTTCGCAGGGCGTGTTGAAACTTGAATCTGATCTTGTCTTTGCCGCCTATGATGTGCCAATTCGGACAATCGCTCACTGGATAAAAGCCTCCAAGCAGCTTCTTGCTGATGCTCCTGCGGTTGCTTCCTACATTGACATCCGCCTGCGTGACGGTCTTGCACAGAGAGTTGACAAACAGTTGATTCTCGGCAACGGCACAAGTCCTAACCTCTCCGGCCTGACCGACTCCGGCAACTACACTGCCTTTACTGCTGATTCCGGCGCGAACCTAGTTGATTCTATCAACAAAGCGAAATACGCAATGTGGGCAACTGGCAATCCTCCTGATACCGTCATCTGCAACCCCGCAGATTGGGGCGCGATGGAAGTTCTCAGGGAAGGTTCCGGCACTGGCATGTATCTTTACGGTTCACCTGGAACCAATGCCGGGCAGAATCCTTTTGGCCTGCAACTTGTTCTGTCGAATCACATCACTGCCGGTAACTTCATCGTTGCTAAGATGTCTGACTCGGCAATCATCTACAACCGCGAAGGGGCTGTTATCGAGTTCGGTTATGTCAATACCGATTTCACCCAGAACCTTGTAACCATCCGTGCTGAAGAAAGACTCGGCCTCGGCGTAGACCGTCCGGCAGGTATCTGGTACGGTGATTTCAGCCTGTAACTAGAAACCACATTGAGCAATGAAGGGCAGGGGGATAACTCTCTGCCCTTTTTATATCCCCGCGAAAAGGAAAAAGAATGATCGTTTCAATTAAAAAGACCGTCAGACATGGATCACTCGGCCAACTCAACCCCGGTAGGATAGTTGATGTTCCTGAACCGTGGGCTAGTCGCTGGCTGAAAGAGGGTGCAGTGGAACGCTACGAAACGAAGGTGATACATTCAAGCCCTTTGGAAGTCGCTGGCCCGGTAGTACCGTTGTCTGCCTCGCCAGCGGCCCCAGCCTCACAGCCGAAGACGTTGAACAAGTCCGGCAGTGGAAAGCAAAAGGGGAAGGGAAAGGGGTAATAGTTGTAAACACTACTTTCCGTCTTGCGCCTTGGGCGGATGCCCTCTACGCGATGGACTTCGCCTGGTGGCAACAGCACATTGAGGAAGTCAGATTAAACTTTCTAGGGGCGCGGGTATCGAACAACGCACTCCCGAAGAACTTTGACATTAACCATTGGCCGCAAAGGGAAGTCGGCAACAGCGGCGCCGGGGCGGTACGACTGGCGATAACGGGCGGGGCAACGAAAGTTATCCTGCTTGGCTACGATTGCCAACACACGGACGGTAAACGACACTGGCACGGCAACCATCCGAAAGGACTCGGCAACGCCTGTGTAGTGACGAAATGGCCGCGCCACTTTGAAAAGGTAGTGAGTCTTTATCCTGGTATCGAAATCTTGAACGCAACGCGAGTGACGGCTTTAAACGTCTTTCCGCGTGTATCTTTGGAGTCTGCGCTTGAACATAGCTAGTTTTACATCTGCCGGGGCTTTACCGGCTAAAGTTATCAAGTACGCTTCAACCCTGTACGAATGGGGCAAGTTACGCCCGGTCCATGTGCAGATAAGCCCGACGAATGTTTGTCAACTCGACTGTTCTTTTTGCTCATGTGCCAACCGACAGGACAATCTTGAAATGCCGCTGGAAGATTATCTGAAAACGATGGAGTTTTTTGCAGCTTCTGGTTGCCGCGCTGTAACGATTACCGGTGGGGGCGAACCGACTTTGCACAAGAACATCAACAAGATACTTTCCGGCACTGCTTCACTCGGTCTGCAAATGGGGATGGTTACAAACGGGTTAAGCATTAACTCCGTTAATGATTACGAAATGCGCCTGTTGACTTGGTGCCGGATCAGCTTTTCAGATGATAGAGAATTCAGCCAGCAGTTCATTTGCAACATCATCGACGCTATCAACGCCGCACCGGAAGTTGACTGGGCATTCTCCTACGTCCTGACGGCAAAGCCTAACTATGTAAATCTTGCGCGGCTTATCGTGCTGGCTAATGAATTGAAGTTTACCCATGTCAGAATTGTTACCGACCTGCTCGACCTTGACGGTGTGCCGGACATGGGAGAAGTCAAAACGAAGCTGGCAGAACTCGGTGTTAACGACAGTCTCGTGATTTACCAGGGGCGCAAAGAGTACACGCCCGGCGCGAAGCGTTGTTTAATCAGCCTGATAAAGCCCGTCATTTCAGCAGATGGTGGCTGGTATCCCTGTTGTGGCGTCCAGTACGCCCAAGATACACCATCGGCAGACTTTGACGCTTCTATGTGCATGGGGAAAGACTACCGGGAGATTACCAAGAATCAGCACAACTTTGACGGTTCGCAATGTGTCAGATGCTATTACGGGGATTATAACCAGACCTTAGCGGCAATCATCGACCCGGTGGCACATGGTTTTTTTGTATGACAGCAATAAATCAGACGCAATGCCCTGAATTTTTACAGTGGTTAATAGGTTCGATCACGAAAGGTACGACAGTTCTTGACATCGGCTGTGGAGATAAATGGTATCACCCTTTCATTGCGGCACAGATTACCAGCATTGACGCATGGGAAGATAACATACCTGATGTTGTGATTGACCTTGAAAAAGAGGACATCCCATTTAAAGAAAAATCTTTCGATGTAGCCCTGATTCTTGACGTGATTGAACACATAGGCAAAGACCGTGGGCTGGAAATAATAGCGCAAGCGCAAGCTGTAGCGCATACAGTCTTTTTATTAACACCACTAGGCTGGGATGATAATTCAGCCGCAGCAGGGAGTCTAGGCAACCCCTACCAGATACACAAGAGCCTTTGGGGAATTAAGGACTTTGCCAACTGGGAGCGGATATATCTGCCTTGCTTCAAGCCTATTCGTGGAGGCGACCCGAAATACTCAGCCGGTTATTTCCTTGGA